AACTTGATGCCGTGAAGTTGGTAGAACACTCGCCATTAGTTGCGCCGGTAATCGTCATTGTCCTGGTATCAGTTATGGTAGTTTTGCCGATTTCTCTCAAACGCAAACGAACCGTTGCGCCAGTAAGATTAATGGGAGCCCAGGTAGAAGAATCGTCTGCATCCAAAACTTTTCCTGTCGCAGCGGTATTTTTGTCTTTTAGCGTCACCACCAGTTCAGGCAAGGTATCGCCAACCACCATGTTTAGTGAGGTCGAATAAGCCATCAGATGAAATCCCTTTTCCTAATTTTTAAATTGCCGCCAGAAAAACCAAACTTCACTTGTCGTATAGCTTTGCTTACCTCGCGGTCAAAAAATTGTTTGTTAACTACTGCTGCACCTTGATTGCTAAATGGCTGATTAGGCATAAGTTGCAATCGATACAAAGCGCCTTGAGTAATTGCTTCTCTGTTTTCTTTACCCACCGTATCTGGAATAGACGTTGATGAAGCAGACGGCTTTAAACTATACAAGACTCGCAATGTGTCGGACGCATCAGGTATAGGAGCCAAATAGAAGGTCGTATTATCTTTTTGTGAATAATATTTAGGTGATCCTTGTTCTTCTCCGTCACCAACTCTTTGCAGCAACTCGGACCAGCTCACGGCTTGAAGTCGGGTTTTATTATTGAAAACGTCAGTGATGAAATTCATTTCTGTTCCAGAAGGAATAGAAACGTCATACTCATTGACACCTTTTGTTATCAACACTTCTTCAGCTTCAGGAATGTAAACGCCTGTTCTCTTGCAAAACTCAATCGCTGAATCTCGAACTGCTCGTTCCACCATGAAGTCAGGAACACCTTGGCACTCTTGACGGACAAAGCTAGCGAAGTCTGTAAATTTCATGCGACTGCTCCTGCTGCGGGTCTAGGTGCGAGTGATGCGTCTGACCGTGTTTTGATTCCTAAACTCGTTGCGAAAGATTGGAAATGCATTTGCGCCCTTGCCATGTTTCCTTCTTCGCTATCGATTTGATAAGCGCGATACAGAACATAATCTGTCAGACAGTTTGCGTAGATATCATCTAAACCTATGACAGTCGTATCGGTTGCAAAATTAGAAATAGTGATATCAGAAGGAACACTGCTATATACAATTTCGAGTGAGTGCGTTCCGTTAGCTGCTTTCGGATAAACATAAAAAGTCTTAGGGTCTGACGTATCATAAATGAAATGTTCGATGCCGTTAGCCCCCGCTGCCGTTTCGTGCCAATTCGGTAAATTCTCATCAAGAATGACTCTCTCAACTTGCGTAACAGATCGACCATTTGAATTCCTTTGAACATTAACCAGACGTAAAGCGGCGGCTGGAAGCGTTTGTTTACTTCCATCAGCACAAGCAAACGTCGCGTTGATGATGTTTGCGTCAGGACGATGCAGCACAACTTCTCGCTGACCATCGTTAAAAAACTTCAAAAGATTAGCGTTTGTAAATCGAGTCGCGGCGGTGTCCTGCAAGAGAACACTCGCTCGACCCAAAATATCAACGACCTTAATTGTCGCCATTGTCGTCTTCTACCGTTTCTTCAGGGGCTTCCTCTTCAGGCTCTTCGACCGTCATCTCTTCCTGCACAGGAACTTCTTCCTCTACAGCAACATCGAGCGCCGAAGCGTCTTGCCAAGAAATAACCTCTAAATCTGCGTTCCCCGCAAAAGCTTCTGTGTATGGAAACTCGTTTCCTGTAATAACATTTCTTACTACAAGCGGGACTCTGGGGGTTTCAGCAGGAGGCGGGTTATCCTTGTCTCTTGCCATCCTCTCCATCTGGTCCTTCAGCTCACTGAGCTTTAAACGCCGGTCTAGCTTTACGCCAAACTGATTCATTGCTTCGTCATACAACTCATCTTTTTCAGTCATACTAATTTCCTTCAAGAACGAGTAGCCCCGAAGGGCTACTCAAAGGGGATAAAAGTTACGTCCACTTCCCAACGACTAAGGCATCAGGCACAACGACCTTAGAGCCATAGACTTTGAGACCACGAACCTGATCACCAAATGTACTTTCCATTCGGTTTGTCTCGGTGTTTGTAAACTGAGACGCGAATGAAATTGCTTTCGGATGACCAGCAAGAACGTGCGTGTAACCAGAGTCAGTACCTGATCCAGGCGTATAAAGCATGTTTGACATGTAAACAGTAAATCTGTCGATCATGCCAACCCTGCCGTTTCTGAGAGGGGACTCTGCATCACCTGTCAAATACGCTTGTCTCAATTCGCTCTTCTTCAAGATTTGGACGAACTCAGGAGAAAGAACAATGAATCGTCCTTCTTCGGGAATGTTCAACGAATCCAAAGACTGAGCCATAGACAAAATGGAGTCTAAAATATCAGAGCCATTCTGATTGATGGTGGTCTGCGACTGAATCGTAGTTGCGCCAGTAACGACTGAAGCTAATACTGAAGTTTCAACCGCAACTCTCATGCCCTCTGCCGCATCGTTAGATGCCGCTTCCAGCATGTTGATATCAGCCTGAGCCGCAAGAACATCGTCAATTTTAAACGAATAGTATTTCGCTTTATCGATCAACAATTCGACTTTGGCAGTCGTGAGTTCCTGGGTGGTTATCGAACCATCGTAATCATTAATGGTTACGGCTGGAACGGTTCTAATGGTCACTTTGTCACCTTGACCGCTGATCTCACCTTCATAATCTGTATTAGATATTGCCGGTAAGACCGATTGGCTATAGAACTTAGCTTGCAAAAGCTTGCTAAAAATTTCAGGTATGAAGTTTACTTCACTTGTAGTACCCGTACTAAAAAATGAAAATGCCATTTCAAAAAATCCTCATTTGCGAAAGATTTAATTAACGGCGGATAGCTCCTTGGGACATGTCTTTTAGAATCTGATCTTTATTCTTCTCAAATTCAGATAACGGCATCTCTGTGATGTCCTTAACCGTCCAAGTTTTCTTTCCGCCAACCTTCTGCCTTCGAGCTTTAGGCATCTTAGGCGAAGCCGCCTGTTCAGCCTTCTCTAGTGCAGTCTCTCGCGGCGTAGGAGTAGGGAATTTTAGATCTTCTTTGAATCTGTCGATAACAGCGATTACGTCGTTATAACTTCCTTTTTTAAGAAAATACTGTGTCTGCTCATCTTGAGCGTCTACCCATAACAACCAATCACTTGAGCCAATAATTTCAACTACATCGGGGTGCGCCTCTGCGATTTTCGCATCGTGTGCTGCCTGAGCTTGTTGATGTAAAAGTTTTTCTTGCTCTTGTTCTCTCTGAATCAAAGAATCATTTGTTCTAGCTACTTCCGCTCTTAGCGCCTCATTCTGATCAAGGAGTGGAGCAAAGTCGGGATAGTCCTCCCGAAGCTGCTTCAACTTTGATGCATCATACGACTTCTCTAAGAGTTGACCTTTTAAGTTCTCAACAACCTTCAAAAGCTCTGCGTTACTTTTCCGAAGTTCTGAAGCTTCTTGATTACTTTTTGTCATTTTCGCCTGAGCGCCTTTCATAGCACGTTCTGCTTTATCTACTCTTGATAGCAGTTCGTCTAGCTTGGAATCTTGTTCGCCGCTTTCCTCTTCCTCGCTAGGAGCTTCCGCTGCAACTTCTTCCACCTGATCCGCTTGCTCTTCGGGGGCTTCTTGGATTACTTCTTCTTCAACTTCCTGAGTAGCCGATGCCTCGGATTCATTCGATTGCTTCTTTAAGTCTTCCATCATTTGCATTGCTTCTTTTTCTAAACGCTCTGGGTCATTTCTGTTTGCCATTCACTTTTCCTTACGAGTCCTTTTGGATAATCGTCACAGAGCAGATATCCGGTTGGCACGGGTCTGCGTTTTTCCTAAAACAGCTTTCGCTGTATTTTGTAATTCCAGCATGAAACGCAACTCATTGAGTCGTCCTTGCTCGAATCTAAAATTCGTTTTATCAGCCATCTCTAACCTTTCCTGAGCATCTTCAAGTCGGTTAGATAACAGGCGCTGGAGGTGGTCCCATTGGGGCTGGTTCATTAGCCATAGGACCGCCTGGGACTGCTCCTGCGAGGGCTTGATTTTCGACTGCTTGTGCTTGTTGTTCAGCTTGTAATTGCTCCACAGATTTTAAAATTGAGTCTGGGTCTATATCCATCGAAGTGGCTATATCTCTAATGAGCTGACCCCTATCTACTAATGCCGCATCCAACGGATTGCTAACAAGACTTAAAAATTGCAACAGTCTTTGTGATTGCACTTCCTTTTGAATGAGGGCGGTACTTCCTCTCGGAACGATTTTTAAATCGCCCTTAGCTTCTTCGTCAGTCCCAAACTCCATATTGAAATGGAATAAGCTTTCCACCATCGGTTCTAACAAGAAGTCATCAATATTCTTTATGGTCGATTTCAGCGCGACGTTTGCTGCGCCCATCAACATGCTGATACCCGTCGCCGTTTTGTTTAAGCTTCGAGTTTGTTCGCCGTGGGTGTAAGAGGGCAGGGAGGTTGTCTCATCCGCAAACCTTCTGAACAACTCCACAATTTGATTGAGCCCATTCGCGTTAGCGACCGGCTGGTAATATCTAACAGCAGGAGAAGCGCCATCGCCTCCTGATCTTAAAAAGACTCGCCAAGGATGTATCTCGGTTGGATCTTCACCGTCAGCAAGCAAGTCCGTATTTACCTCAACCATTGGACCACTCGACAACGCTAAGTTATCAATCCAAATACGGGTCGCTGCGTTCATGGTTGTTTGGGAATCGCGCATCATCTTAGGTACGCCAGTACCCCAGAAACTATGTGGCGAGTTTTCATACGGGAAAATCATGTAGGGGATTTTGTATCCCGCTATAGGGTTCAACATAATCTTCAAAACTTTGTCGCCGCAAATCCAAACGCAAACAGAATAATCGTCAGACAGATC